CCTACGAGGACGGATATCTGACACGCGAGGAAGTTGTAGAGATCCTTATTGAGAAAGGTCTTGTTGATACCGAGAACGAAGCATACTTTACCATTCAAGAGTGGGAAGCAGGCGAAGGATACTCAAGGTATGATGCGGTATTCGATGCAGTCCTTAACGGCGGCGATATAAGCGCGGCTATGGACGAGCTGACCTCTCACGGTTATGCCGAGGAAGATGTGCTGAGACAAGTCAAGAGTCAGATCGGCAAGTGGTATTATGACGAGGGAAGCCAAGTCAGGATCACGAAGCAGCAGGCTATCAATATGCTTGACAAGTACACCGATATGACCGATGAAGAAATAACCGCTACCGTGAACAAATGGAGCAGCGCTGTTGTTACGGGCATCAAATATGAGGACATAGACGACGAGTTTATGGAGGGTAATATTACAGCCTCAAGAGCTATCGAGATGTATGTGCGATATGGCAGTATGACAAAGGAAAAAGCGACTGAAAAGGTTACTGTTTTGGAATTTGTAAAGGAACACCCTGAAAGCGAGGGTATTTCTTACGCGGCTGTCAATGGCTACAAGACATATTGTGAGCCTCTCGGAGTTCCTGCTAATACCTATTACGAAGCTTGGAAGTATAAGAATACGCTTTCGGGTGAAGTCAAAGAGTCAATGATGACTTATATCAATTCTCTCAGCTTGAGCGCAAGACAGAAAGACAGTCTCTATTTTGCTTTCGGTTGGGCAGAAAGTAAGCTGTGGGAAGCACCATGGCATTAACCAAAACCTTATGGGGGGTGGATATCATATCCACCCCTTTTTGTGTTAATATCTTTATAGGTTTTTTAGGAGGAACAGAATATGAATTCTTCAAAATTTAGATTAACACTTGACCTGCACAGCATACAATCGCAGTATGCCATTCCCGTGTTGGTCGGAGATACGAACGTAACCTTGCTTATGAGCCTTACAGATGGGGGCGTTCCTTATATAATCGAGGATGGGTGTCTCGCAAAGCTTTCGGTAAAGAGACCTACGGGAACTCACCTTGAGGAATTTTGTGCGATAAGAAACAATGCCGTTGTAGAGTACCCGTTCCGTCAGAACGAGAACACCTGCGCTGTGGAGGGAGTCCACGAATGCGACCTTACTATATACGGACTTGATGGAGAGAAGATAAGCTCTCCGAGGTTCACGATGATAGTGAGTCCGAAGGTACTCCGTAGTGACGATATCGTTCTCACCGATAAGGACTATACGGCTGTTGATGCGATGGTTTCTGCGGAGGCTAAGAGACAAGTTGCGGAGACGGGCAGAGTGACAGCCGAGTCGGAAAGAGTCACAGCCGAAGCCGCAAGAGCAGATGCAGAAGCCGGGCGAGAAGAAACGCTGAATAGCATTCTTGCAAACGAGCAGAGCAGAATAGAAGCCGAAAACACAAGAGTTAACAACGAGGCTGAAAGGCTTAGAGTAGGAGCAATCGCGCAGGAATCCGCCAACCGTGCGGAGAATGCGGTGAGCCGTGTCGAGGAGATCGTCAGAACCTACATAGGCGATGTTGACGGCTTAATCGGAGGTGATACCTAATGGCAACACTTGATAGCGTAAAGGCTAAAATACAAGGCTTAATAGACAAAGCCAACAGAACCACAGGCAACACGGACACACAGCTTTCCCCTGCGGTTGATGCACTTATAGAGGGGTATGGAAGCGGTGGCGGAGGCTTTGTTGACGTCACCGAGCTTCCCAATATAAGCGAAGCCGAAGAAGGTGTCGTATATCGTCTTTTGCAGGCAACGGAAGCGAGTGTTGATATCCTCGTATCTGTAAACGACGGAAGTAGTGTTACCACAATGACACTCGCAGAAATGTTTGCGGCGGAAGGTGTATCGATAAAGTTCCCTATGTACATTGTGCCTGAGCTTCCCGAGGTTATGAAACCTATGGACGAGGCAAACTTAACAATTCCGTTCTATATCATAGAGTCTACAGGTATTGCTTATCTGTCCTTGGACGGCACTAATGCCGAGGTGGCTACCATAGGAGAGATGTTTGATGCTCCCGATGGAAACGGCGGTTGGGTAGAAAGTGCAGACAGCATACCCACAGATAACCTTCAGCTTGGTATGAACTTCTTCTGTGTAAGGAAAGAAGCATCCGTAGAGATAAAAGGTCTTTACCTTGCCGTAGACGGCAAATGGCAGCGCTTCAATGAGATAATAGACGTTGAGGAGCTTCCCGTGAGTGGTGCGAATCAGCACGCTATATATCGTGTCGGTAAAACACTCCATAGAGGTTTGTACCTTGTCGATGCATCTCGAAATATTCACGATTTTGCCGAATACTGTGAAGAAAACAATATGCAGTTTGGAACTGTTGAGTTTGTCTCTACGCTTCCCGATGTTGCCGAGAGTGACAAAACCTATGTTTTAAATGCCACAGGTGAATTGTACACTCGTGGAAGTGACGGAAGACCTCAAAATGCAAACGAGAATGGTTTGTTTGTGCTGTTTTTTGGAGGTTCTCACGGATGGACAGATCCCGATGCGATCAATCTATTCAAGCCGGGAATTTACACTTGCACAGGCGAGGGGTTTAACGCCAAAGAAATGTGCAGATATGTCGATGGCGCTTGGATGATATACTCTATAGAAAACCATTTTGCCGACTTTGTTAGTGGCAAGTTGGAACACATCACCTCAAAGGAATTAAAGCAAGTAAGCATCATAACCCAAGGCGCGTTTTCTGATATGTACGCGATAAAGAGCATTGAAATACCTGCTACGATGGGAACCATTCAACAGATGGCGTTTAAGAATTGCTATAATCTTGAGACGGTGAATTTTCTTGGAGATAGTTGTAGCATTGGACGGTCGGCTTTTGAAGGTTGTACTTCCCTTAAAAATATAAACATCGAAGATTTAACAGGCATAGATACCGTTGAGTACTGCGCTTTTAAGGATTGTACCGCGTTGGAGTCGGTAGAAATTAGACCGAGCAACCGATACTTTTGGGAGTGGGGCAATTTTGTATTTGAGGGTTGTACCTCTCTTAAAAAAGTTGTGCTTGATTTTATTAACTCTGACGGCGACGTTGATCCCATAGGAACTTTTAAGAACTGCTCGTCGCTCACCGAGTTTGTCTTGCCTGACGAGTGGCAGTATGGAGACCTTCCCACCGAAATGTTCCGTGGATGCAAGGCACTCAAGGACATACAGCTTACTTGGGGTGCCATCGGTCCATATGCTTTTATGGAGAGTGGAATTACCAACTGCCATTTCAATGGAACTAAAGCTCAATGGCAACAGGTGGAAAAGGGTTATTGGTGGGATAGGTACACCCCCGATTATGTAATACATTGTACCGACGGAGACATCTTAAAGAGCGACCCCGAAAGCGGAAGTGATGATAGACCTGATGAGCCTGAAGGCGGAGAGAAGTGTGTAAACTTCTACGATTATGACGGAACATTACTTCACTCTTACACAATAGCGGAAACACAAGCACTCAAAAAGTTGCCCGAACTTCCAACACAGCCGGGGTTAGTATGTCAAGGTTGGAACTATGACCTTGAAACGATAAAAGAGTATAAAGGTCCTGTCGACGTCGGTGCTACTTACATTACCGACGATGGCAAGTCGAGGCTTTATATCAAGATTGCCGCAGAAGGAAGAATGGATGTGCCGTTGTATTTCTCTCAAAGTGTTGCGAATGGTGTGACTATTGATTGGGGTGATGGCTCTGAAACTCAAACATCAGGCGCGGTAGGAAAGACTAATGCGAAACATACCTATGCAAGTATCGGTGAATATGTCATCACTCTTGCTGTTGCATCGAATTGCACTTTGAAATTTGGCGACGATCAGTATCGTTGTGTAATGGGGAGTACAAGCAATGACGGTTTGGTGTATTGCGATATGCTTCAAAAAGTCGAAATCGGCGGTGGAGTAGCTGATATTGGAACCATCGCTTTTAGTATGTGTTTCTCTCTTGCAAATATTACCATACCATACGGCGTAACTAATGTTGGCGCCAACGCGTTTAAGGGTTGCTACGCTCTTACTAGTATTGTTATTCCTAACGGAGTAAAAAAGTGTGGCAATGGAGCTTTTACTAGTTGCTTCTCTCTTAAAAGCATTACAATACCTAATAGTGTTACAAGTATTAGTGTTAGTGCTTTCAATGGATGCCACTCTCTTGCTAGTATTGTAATTCCGGGCAGTGTATCCGATTTGGGCGATTCTTCTTTCAGCGGCTGTGTCAATCTTGCTAATTTTACGATACACGATGGAGTGAAGAGTATTGGATCGAGTGTTTTCTCTGGTTGCAGGTTACTTGTTAGCATTACAATACCTAATAGTGTAACAAGTATTGGTGCTAATGCTTTTAATGGTTGCCACGCTCTTACTAGTATTATTATTCCTGACGGTGTAACAAGTATTGGCGATGCTGTTTTCCAAAATTGCCACAATCTTGCTAGTATTACAATGTCTGACAACTTGAAAAGTATTGGCTCAAAAGCTTTTCAGTATTGCTACGCTCTTACTAGCATTACAATACCGAGTAGTGTAACAAGTATTGGCACTGAAGTTTTTTATAATTGCTACTCTCTTAAAAGTGTTGTTCTCCCGGACATAGGGGCGCTTTCAGCCGGTATTTTTTATGGTTGCTATATTCTTGACGGCATTACAATACCTAATAGTGTAACAAGTATTGGTGCTAGTGCTTTTAGTAATTGCAACACTCTTAAAAGCATTACAATACCGAGTAGCGTAACGAGCCTTAGTTCTAACTCTTTCTATCAATGCTACAATCTTGATAGTATTATTATTCCTGACGGTGTAACAAGTATTGGCAGTAGTGCTTTCCAATATTGTGTAAAGCTTTCCAAGGTAGAAATACCCGATGGTGTGACTAGTATTCAAAACAACACTTTTCAGTATTGCTACTCTCTTACTAGTATTACAATACCGAGTAGTGTAACAAGTATTGGCACTAATGCTTTCTATTATTGCTACGGAGTAAAATACTTTGACTTCACTAGTCATACCACCGTTCCTACATTGTCAGGGGCAAGCGCATTTACAGGCATCACCTCCGATTGTGAAATCCGTGTTCCTGCGGCTTTGTATGACCAATGGATTGCGGCAACGAATTGGTCGAGTTTGGCAAGTAAAATAGTAGCAATATAATCGGAGGTAAAACTATGATAGTAAGAGAATATTACAGAACAAGAGAAGATGGCGTGAGACTTTATCGCACATATTCCGACAAAGGAATGTATATCGTGCAAAACCAAACGGGCATTGAATACTCCGAGGCGATTGACGTTGAGGGTAGTCAGTACACATACACCGAGACGGATAGACCTATCGAGGAGTCTACCGACGAAGCGACAGAATAAAAAGAAAGTGAGAAGTATATGAAAATCACTACATTCAAAAATATGAAAGGCTTGATACACGGAAGCGACCCCAAGCGAATCGAGGGCGACCTTGAAGGTGTACTCAAGATAGGCTCTACGGAGATAAGCATATCTCCCGAAGCCGAATCTATAATGCCCACTCTCATTCACGGAGGAACGGGCGATTATCCTGCGGTCTTCACCGACAAGCTCGGAAGGGAATTCGATCTCGGCGTGGTTGAGGTAAGAGGGGGAAGGATATCTCCTCCCCCTGCCACAGCCGTGGAGATAATGGAGCTTCGGTGCAGAGTGGATGCATCCGAGGCAGAATGCGAAGCCTTGTGGAAGAGGATACAGAATCTTGAGAGTATCTTCGATACGAATTCGTTAAACTTTTTAATTAAATAAAAGGAGAGAACAAATGAAAAAAATTCTTGCACTTATAATCTGCATCGCGCTTATGTGTGCGATGCCCATGGCTGTCTTTGCAGAGGAAAGCGTGGCAGAGACGGAGGTAGTCGAACCCGAGACGGAAGCTGTCGAGGAAACCCCGGCGCCCGAAACCGAGGCTGTCGAGACAGTACCCGAGACTATACCCGAGACTATACCCGAGACTATACCCGAAACTACACCTGAAACCGCTCCTGAGACTCCTCCCGAGCCGCCTCCCGAGACTACTCCCGAGCCTACTCCTCCTACAAAGACCGAGGCTGAGCAGATCGTTGAGTGGGTGGAGAGTAACTTTGAAGAGATATCTGTCGTTGCTACGCTTATAATTTATGCATTTTACTTTGCACAGAAGCTCCTTGCGCTCAATAAGTCTGTCGGCACTCTCAATAATAATGCTGTTACGGTTGCCGAGAGCAGCAACACAGCCATAGGCAAGGCTCTTGAGGAGGTGCAGGGCATAGCCGGTGTGGTAAACGGATACAAGGACGAGATAGCCGCACTCCTTACCGAGGTCAGAGCAAACGAAGAAGAAAAGCAGGCACTTAAGCAGGCTCTTACAGACGTGCAGACACACCTCAAGACAGCCAAGCTTGCCAATGTGGAACTTGCAAACGAGGTTGCGGAACTCCTTGTTCTCGCTAACATCCCCAACTCCAAGAAGGAGGAGCTTTATTCTCGACACCTCGCAGCTGTCGGTACTATTGCCGATGCGGAAAAAACGGAGGTGAAGGAAGATGTCGAAGAATCGTAAGACATTCTATTGGCTGTTCAAATCATCGGGAATTCTCATATCCTGCCTTTTACCCATTTGGGCGATACTTGAGAAATTCCCGGTGTGGACTTGTTCTTACGGCAAGGTTCGTTCGGTGGGGGTCGGAGGTATTCTGATCCTCATCGTACTCCTCGTTGTGTTCCGCAAGACGATACTTAATTTCCTTGTGGACAAGCTCAAACTCAAACACGCTCCGCCTATCGTGATATGGGTAGTGATGCTAATTGCTTCCTATATATTAATATTCATAGGCAACTTTATGCAGGATCTTACCACGGTGTTTTGGATGGGACTCATCGGCTGTGCCGTTGGTACTGTGCTGACATACATTGCGGAGAGCCGTTTCGGAGAGGAGAAGGACAATGGCTGACTTTGAAAGAATCCCCGACAAGAAGGATAAGTTTACCGACTTTCAGAAGAACTATAACCTCACATCGAAGACCTTGGTACACATTCTCGGTACTAATATGGCTCTGTTCATATGTATTCTCCTTCCGATCTTCCTTATCGGATTCATATGGACAGACTTCGGTGTCCCCGAGGTGGGAGTTAAATTCGTCTCAGACGGAGTCGTTACGGTGGCTTTGTTCGTCATCGGTGAGCTGATGATGATGAGAGTCGGCGCGGACGGCGGTAAACTCGACTCGGAGTATGTGGCTGCCAAGAAAGATTTCACCTCGCTCGTTGCAAAGGTGTACGAGGTCGGCACGATGTTTATGCCATTCTTCTGTGAGTGGCAGATAGACGTGGAGCTTGACCAAGCGGTAGCCAATAGCCTGCGCCCTCTTCGCATCACCCGTGGTGAATGGGAAAAGTACAAGGGTATGAAATACTCCGAGATAAAAGCGGAGTACGGCAAGAATACCGCCAAAAAGGTCCGAGAGCTTAGGCGGCTCGGTCCCATTGAGCTTAACGAGGCTATCCTTATGTACGACAACGTGAACGGCTTCTCAAGAGGCGGTGTACCTCTGTCGGGTGAGGCTTACCTCAAGAAGAAGACTCACTCACCCGAGATGCTCCTCTCGTGCATATTCGCGGGACTTTTGACCGTATCTGTGACGATGACTATTACCAAGGATGTTTCCTTTTCAAGAGTTATGTACACCATATTCAAGCTTATCGTTCTCATTTCCCGAATGGCTACAGGCTACGGACTCGGCGCCAAAGCCTACAACACGGTGGAGGCGAGACAGCTGCAGGTCAAGAGCAATTATCTCAGACAGTACATCCGATTTGTAGATGACAAGACTTATCTCAAGCTCGGCGACAAGTACGGCGACATAAGCTGCTACGCCAACGAAGAACCACTTACCGATAATTAAATAACATGAGAGGGACATCCTACACGGGTTGCCCCTCTCTACTACATAATGGAGGTGGTTTTATGGCAAAGGACGTAGCAATCAGAGCAATGAAGACCTTTTGGCAATCGGGTATCGCCTACCTTGTAGCGACCTTCTCTACGCAGATGTCAGGTGTGGATGTGTTTGACCTTCACGATGTGCAGAGCGTATTTGGTGGGTTGCTTATAGGAGCATTGGCGGCAGGCTTGTCGGCTTCGTGGAATGGAGTCATTCAGCCTATACTCGAAAAGTGCAAGGGGGTGAGGGAATGAAGGTATTTATTGGAGTTGGTCACGGGGGAAGTGATCCCGGTGCCGTTGCGAATGGCGTAAAAGAAAAGGACCTTAACCTATCTATCGCTCTCGCTTGCAGAGATGTACTTGTGAAGCATGGAGTATCGGTGAAGATGAGCCGTGAAAAAGAAGAGAATGACCCAATAGGTGAGGAGATAAAGGAGTGCAATGCTTACGGTCCCGACCTTGCGGTAGACATTCATAACAATGCAGGCGGTGGAGACGGAGCTGAGGTATTCTATCACCACGGAGGTGGCAAGGGGAAAACACTTGCTGAGAATATCCTTGCTGAGATAGTTAAGGTGGGACAGAACTCTCGTGGAGCTAAGATAAGGAAGAACAGCCAAGGGAATGACTACTACGGCTTTATCAGGTCTACTAATTGCCCTGCGGTTATAGTTGAATGTGCATTCGTAGACAATGCCACAGATCTCAAAATTTTAGCCACAGATAGCCAAAGGAAAGCAATGGGAGAAGCAATCGCAAAGGGTATATTAAAGACCTTGGGTGTAGAGGTTCAAAGTGAGAAAAGCACTCTGTACCGAGTACAAGTCGGTGCTTACCTATACAAAGAGAATGCCGAGGCTATGCAGAAAAAGATTAAGGCGGTAGGCTTCGATGCTTTCATAGTAAAGGAATAAAAAGAAGGGCATCCTCTGCGGATGCCCTATTTTACTTGGGTTTGAGTAGTTATCATAAAAAACAGCTTGGTGGACCTAATTGTTTTTTATGATGATTAAATATCGTGAAAATAAATAGCCAAATTGCCTTTAGCCTTTTCAAATACAACTTTTTCAATTATGTTATGGAGAGCCTCATTCTTGGCTGACACGGTGACATCCTCTCTTTGTATGAATTCTACTATGCCTGCGACCTTATCGGCAAAGGCATCGATGTCTGTTTCTTTCTCACCCTCCTTGTCTCGTCTTGCCTTGAGGTCATCAATTCTTTCGGTGATCTCCTTTTTATTTTGTGCATATTGCTCAATGGTGTCTATCTCGGCAAGGTATGCTTCCTTTGCCCTTGCAAGTCTTCTCTCCTCAACCGCTATGAGTTTATCAAAGTCTATTGCCGAAGGATCTGACTTCTTTGGCTTGGTCGGTACAATGGAGAATTGCTTTTCCTCAACGGCTTGTTTGAGTCCTTCTACAAAGGCAGCTTCTAACACATGAAGATTGACACTATGTGATGTTCTGCAAGAGCCTCTTGAGTAGTTGCAACATTGCACACGGCGCACCTTGTTCTTACCACTTGAACCTCCCATTGCAAGTGAGCCACCGCAGGCACTACACTTTATAAGTCCCTTGAGCATATGCTGTACCGGTTGGTCTTTTTTAGCATACTTAGGGTATGCCTTCTTTTGAGCCTCAAGCATCTTTTGCACCTTATTCCATAGCTCCGTGGATATAATAGGTTCGTGTTGCCCATCAACCTCCATTATGTTCTCGTTGTCGAGCTTACTCTTGCTTACGGCTTTCGTTCCGTCTGTACACCAACGAATCTTTCCTATATAGCAGGAGTTATGGAGCATATAATCTACCCATCGGTTCTCAGGCTTCTTTCCATACTTAGTGCGGATGCCTTTGTTCGCAAGTATCAATGCGATCTCTCTCTGCTTCACTCCGTTAGAATAGAGTGTAAAGACCTCTCTTACGATATTCGCTTTACCGCTTTCCTCATCGGGATAGTATTTGCCTTCCCTCATTATATATCCGAAGGGTGGGGCGCAGTTTGGCTCTCCACGAGAAGCCTTCTCTGTCATACCTCTTTTCACTTCTCCCGAGAGGTTGATGCTATAGAACTCGTCCATCCATTCGATGATACGCTCTTGCAAAGCTCCGAAATGCCCTTCAGGTAGAGGCTCTGAAACGGAAACCACCGATACCTTGTGTTTTGCAAGAAGGCTTTTATAGACTATTGCTTCCTCTTGGTTTCTTGCGAAACGGGAGAACTTCCACACATAGATCACGTCAAAGGGATGTGTTTTTTCCTTGGCTGTTGCGATCATACGCTTGAAATCGTCTCTCTTTTTTACGCTTCTTCCCGATATACCGTCATCATAGAAGACGTACTCTTCGGGGATCGCATATCCTTCTTTAGCTGCATACTCTCGTATCTTCTTTAACTGTGAGTCGGGAGAGTATTCGTCTTGTCTCTCGTCAGATACTCTGATATATGCCGCGCCTATTCTTAATAGATCATTTTCCAAGTTATCTCCTCCTTACATAAACATCTATTTGTCTTATTCTAAAGGCAAGTCCAAATCCACGTTATCACCGCAGCGCAGAAGGCAAAGCAAAGTTCAGGTGCGTCTTCGTTTGTTTGTGTCAATTCATTTTCTGCGACGTATAGGTATATTGATAACGGTATGATCTGACCTGCGGTTGCAATAATTTTGAATATAAGTGATGCTACTTTGGAATCTATCCCGGGGATATTTGATAGTCCCCATAGTATGAGTAACGCAACGGACATCGGTATAATCATTGGTAACCCGTACAGGAATGCTATAACGTACAATTTCTTTACAAAACCAACAAAATTACGGAATATTAACTTCAATCCATTCTTAAAAGCATAGTAGTATTCCATATCAATACCTCTTAATTCCTAAAAATTACCGTGTCAGTTGTTCGGCTTAAGCTTATTATAGTAATTATGCAGCGCGATGATCTCTTCCTTATGCTTCAGCTGCATCTTGAGCATATCATTCTCAGCGGTGAGGGAGGCAACCTTGTCCTTTAGGATGGCATACTCGGCTGTAATAAGGTCACGCTCGGCTGTTACCACTTCGACATTCTCCTTGACTTTTACAAGGCTTTCGGTTGCGACCACAACCTTTGTGTCAGCAAGGATGTCATCGAGTGAGCCTCCGAGGACAGTTACGATTCGGTGCAACGTGTCCACATAGGGGTTATCCGTGTCACCCGAAAAGATACGGATGACAGTTCTTTCGGGCAAATTTGTCAGTTCTGCAATCTGTTTAGATGACATCGCTGACTTTTTCTTGAGTTCTTTTAGGTTATCGAGCCACATATTTATGTCCTTTCTTATGATAAGTTTGTCAGTTGTGGGATGATAAAATTGGGTATTAAAGTGTCAAAGGTGGGTATTGCTTTTCGTTTTCAATCAAGTTATAATTTTGTCATAAACAGTTGTCGAAATTTGTAGATATTTCTGAACAATGAAAGGGGATTAATATAATGACAGAAAACGAAAAGGAACTAATAAAAATGATTCGTGAAACAGATAATCCGGGGCAAGCCTTGATGACAGCAGGTGTCATTATTATTGGTTTCCTAAGGCAGCTCGAATCATCTGAAGTACAAGAGTCTGCTGTTCTTCGGGAATACGCCTAAACAACTCAAGTAAAATCTTCTCTCCCTCGGTGAGCTTCGGTTCTTCGGGGGAGTTTTCTTCCTCGTCCCATCCCATAAGATGACCGGGAGTGGTAAACAAAGCCTCGGCAAACTTTACTATCTTACTTTGCGGAATGTCGTTTATACCCATTTCTATCTTATTAATTGTAGATTTGGATTTGTACCCCATCCTTTTTGCAAGCTCTTCTTGGGTTAAACCTAATTCTTTTCTTCTATTAAGAATGTTATCACCTACGGTAGACATATAATCACCTCCTTTGCCTATATTTTACCACTGAATAGATTAATTGTCAACTTTTTTTGGGAAATTTTCAAAAAATACTTGACAATTCGTGTCGAATGTGTTATTCTGTGGTCAGTAGATTTTTAATCTACTTAAAATCTGACGGAAAGGAGTGCAGAATATGACGAATACATCTTTACTTGAGCAGTATATCGAGAAATCAGGCTATAAAAAGAGCTTTATAGCGGCACAGCTTGGACTTACTGCGTATGGATTTACTCTAAAAGTAAATAACAAGAGTGAGTTTAAGGCTTCCGAGATGACAATCCTTTGCAAACTGCTGAAGATAAATGCAAAGGACAAAGATGCTATTTTTTTTGCAAAGTAAGTAGATTATAAATCTACTATTTGCGAGTAAACAAAAGGACTCACACAGCATATCTTAAAGGGTAAGAATTTATCGGAGGTATTTATGAAAGATACCAAACTGACGGTCACACTCCACATCGGGGGGAAGCAAGTAGAAAAGCTTACCGCCGAGCAGAGTGAGAGAATGGCTAAGAGGCTTTCCGAGGCGATGTCCGCTTATTACACGGCTCACCCGGAGGAATATGCCAAGTTAAAAAAATAAGGAGAACCATTATGATCGAGAAACTGAAGGACGAGCTGAGGTATATCGAAGAAGGACTCTTCTATATGGAAGAAAGCGACACAGCTTGGAGTCCTGCATATACCAAGCTTTGGAAAAAAAGAAGGATACTTAAGAAGGCTAATGGTCGGTACGGCTGAGGGCGGACTGTCTTAT